ACACAGCAGAAATCGAAAAGTTGAAACGAGTAAGGCGTAAGGCATATGCTGAGAGGGACAAGGCTAGAGCTGAGTGGAGCAAGGCAGATGCTGAGTTGGCCAAGGCTAGAGCTGAGTGGAGCAAGTCATATGCTGAGTTGGCCAAGGCAGATGCTGAGTGGGACAAGGCAGATGCTGAGTTGGACAAGGCAGATGCTGAGTTGGCCAAGGCATATGCTGAGAGGGACAAGGCAGGTACAGAACGGAGTAGAACAGGAGTAAGTGATAATGAAGCATAATGAAAGTGGTGGTTCTGCACTTGCACTTCTGCCGTTATTAGCCTGGGTCGGTGGCAGCAGCAGCAGCAGCAGCAGCAGCAGCAGCAGCAGCAGCAGGGGACAGGGAGTAATGGTTAAGCAACCAAAGCCCAGGTTCTGCACGATATGCGGCCGGCAACTATCCAGGTACAACAGCAAGGGTATCTGCTTCCATCACCAGGAGTATCATAAACTCCGGTCATCGGCATTTCCGGGGGAGCCGCACAACCAGCCGTGGAAGCCGGATTCAGATAACGATGGATCCTGGAGTAACGCGGTGAGAACATACGAAGATAATGACTGACTATTCGTACATGCACACTGTTGACGGGAAGTTCCATTTCATCTGCGAGGATGTGTGGCTTGACGAGATCCTGGAGCATGTGCGTGAGTACGATATAACAGTCGGATCAATCCACATACAGGGGGAGAGAACGCAGTGAGTACAGCTGAAGAGTTAAAGAGTATTGAAGGGCTAAAACTTGTGGTGGCAGGTTGGGAATTAGAGCCATGCCCTTCTTGCGGATGTGCTGCTGAGTGGACATTTCAACCATTTAGTAGTTCACACGGCGATGGTATTATGGTGCATCTTGGCTGTAAGATGTTTAAGTGCATGAGTGTAATGCCCAGGCAATTTGGTATGAACTTTCAGCTAGAAGAAATGAGAGACATATGGAATAGGAGGACATTATGTGGTGGAAGAAGAAGGAGGCGGAGAGCGATGTTCCAGACAATGGCTAGTGATATGCGAGGCTTGCAACGCCTGGCTGAGACCAATGTAGACCTGGACGTACGGCAGCAGATTAACGCCTTTGTGGACACCTGGCTCGAAGATATCGAAAAGCTCGATATTGCATCGGACGAGGCGCTGGACAACGTCAAGACGTTGCAACATGAGGTCACAATACGTGATGCCAAGATTAAGTTATTAGAAGAGGACCTGTGGATGCACACCAACCAGGGGTAGATTGCGGATAAAAGCCGTATACGAAAGCTGTGAAATGTTGACCGAAGGAGTATGACGAAGATGGTATGCAAAAACGACAATCTAGAACTGAAGATGACACCGCAGACGGCAGGTGCGGCAGCGGGGATGCCGTCGGACATGTTGGATAGCGCGGCCGGCGACACCAGTGAGTACAAGAAGCTGCTGGATAAGGGCTTCGGTGAACAGTTGACTGTTGGCGAGTTGGCGTGTTCGCTGTACGAGGGCACACCGCATCTACAGAACCTGGCAGAAACACTGGCCCGACAGCATGGTGACGCTGAGGCCTTAACGTTCTTTGCATTGATGGGCCCCGAGGTCCAGAAGTTCTGGAAGGGTATTGCCCAGGAGCTTATCGACCACGGGAAGGAATGGGCGGCTAACGAAGGCAGCGGCTGTGTGCTCAGCGATCGAGAACGCAACAGGCTACATGCCATGATAGATCCCAGCGTCAAGGTGAAGGCCAAAGAGGTGAAGACGATTACGGTTACTGATCCCGACACCAAACTACCTGTAGAAGTCATGATCTACAAGGAAGAGGGTGGCGGCATGGGTGGCGTAGACGCGTCGTATGTTGAACAGGAGATAGGTCCAGTGGTAAGCTCGCACGGTAACGGGGACCTGGACTTCGGTGATGAGCCTACTACCTGACCCAGGATGTAACGCAATAGACGAGGTGTCCGGGCAGCCCATGCATACGTTGCGTGAGTTGTTCGAGGCGCTTAACGCGAACAAGGACCTGTTGGATGAGTGGGAAACAGAGCGCTTGGCAGAGCAGTGGACGTTCTTTAACATGCGTCCGTATCTAAGTGAGAAACAATTCAACCTGGTGCTGACACTGTACAATCGTATGGTAACACGTAGCTGGGGACGGAGAAGATAATGTCAAAGAGATTTCCGGATACGCCGGCGCTATACGATCATCCGCTCGCCTTAGCGGCGCAGTTCAGTGGCGGAGTATTGATTGGTGCACAGATCAAGCCGCTGCCCGTCGGTCAGAACGGGGGCTGTGGATCACCGACACATGTAATAGGTACCAACGGTGGTACGATGCCCTGCGGGGCGCTACTAACGCAGTTTGGGGTTACAGCCCCACATTACTGTCCACATTGTGAAAAGGAGCTAGCAGCACATGAGTGATAAAGTTATACGTGTAAAGTTATCAGATTGTCAACACCATCCAGACGACCCGATAACCCTGGAAGATGTCCAGATTGCTGACATACCAGTATCAAAACAGGCTATCTGCGACGCAGATCAGATCGAAGTTTTGGACGACATCAGCGACGAGCCTGCGCATGGTGTGCTTAATATCAGAGTGTTGAAGAGCAGGGACGGTGTCTGTGAGGCTGAAGCCGAACAACAGCAACCGCCGTTGAAGATGTACATCCTGATCAAGGACAGTGTAGACCTGGGGCATGCAATCCTAGGCGCGGCACATGCATCGCTGGGTGGTTACCTAACATTTACATCTGATGCGTTCGTGCAGGAATACCGGGGTAACGCTGACTGGTCACATGTACGCAGTGATACTGAAGAGTGGGCAGAAGATTCATTTCGCAAAGTAGTGTGCGGGGTAACGGATGAACTATTTGATTCAGCAAAAGTAGTAGCCGAGAAGTATGGTCTGGCCTATAGGGCGATGCAGGAATGTGCGTTAGGTGACGGTGACATATCCCTGGTGTTTGCACCGCGGCGTGAGTGGCCGAAGTTCTTCAAGTTCCTGGGGTTGTACAAATGATGAGCGATATAGCGATCTTTACTTACAAATGTCGCCATTGCGGCCAGGTCTACAGGAGCAATACCGAGTGCTCTGACGATAGCGCTGCAAATCATTTGACGGCCGCAATGCACGGCATGGGTTATCCCACAGCCAACCAACCTCCGGTAGCACTGTTGGATATGCATAAGTGCGATGGCTCTGAGCAGGTTGGTATTGCAGATCTGGCGGGGTACGTCGTTGTTCCGGGATAACCCGGAATATAGGAGGTTAACGTTATGGGACATGATAATTGGAAGAGCCCGATGCTTGTTGAGAGCATGGAGGCGTTTGATAAGAACTATCCGTACGCTGTTGACTACATCGGCGATTCGGATTACCCGGAGAGTTATCCGTGTGTTATGGTTATCGATCATGAGGACGGTGGCTTAGGTGGTGATCACTACGCAGTTTACCTTCACTATCCGCCAGCACAGTATGATTTAACCAGTTGGGTAGCTGGATTTGTAGCGGGGAAATACGCATGAAACAGTTTTTGATATCATGTTACCATGAGGTATACTGCCAGGGCATGGATAGGGTGCACGGTACGTTCCTAGTACAGGCAATCACGTTTCACGCTGCGTGTGAAGTGCTAAAGGCTGAGCTGGATAACGCGCACCAATTCGATAATAGAACGTATCCCCAGGCCGGTATACCAATTGACGACTGAAACTTTACCGTTGACACTGAAGCGCACAGCACGGTATGTTAAAGTCTTTGTTGCTGATGTGACTGGAGGCGCCGGCCTTTGCGAGTGTGCCGGGAACGCCTTCAGGTCCCGTGGTGAAACGTCTCGCCGTCCAACACGGGCACATCAGTATTGTTTATGGGGTCATAGCTCAGTCCGGTTAGAGCTCTTGGTTTGCAACCAAGTTGTCGTGGGTTCGAATCCCTCTGGCTCCACCATAAAACGAAAGGCAGTAACCATGTCTAGCTTTCCAGATTTCGAGGGCTGGCGTAAGATTATCAGTGAGCGCGATCCCCTTAGAAAGATGTGCACAGTTGATAGTTATTATCAGTACTATGTTATCAAGTACCAGTTGTGTAAGTGTATACCAGACGTATATAGCATCTGCGAGATAGGCGTACGTTTCGGCTATTCAGCATTTAGTTTCCTGTGCACACATCCGGAAGCTACCTATACGGGGTTTGACTACTGTGAGCGCGATATGTATGGCGGGTGCGGTCTTGATACGTTTCCAGATGTAGTTAATCTCCTGGGTGAGCATTATCCTAAAGTCGTTGTTGAATTGAATCTACAGGATACACGGGAGCTTGATGAACTACCCGGGCACTATGATTTCATTCACGTGGACGGTGGACACGATTACGATACGTGCTACCAGGATACGTTAATGGCGATCAAATCGGTTAATGCCGACGGCGTAGTACTGGTAGATGATTACACTCACATCAGAGATGTGGCGTTTGCTGTTGATGACTTCCTGGTTGACCACGCTGATCTTATTTCACATAATGAATACCACGAAAGTTTGCGTGGTGAAATGCTCATATTTCCAAAATGATCTACGTAGCTACAGTGCATTACAAGACAGAGCGTTGGATAGGTATCCAGCTTAAGTATCTACGTAGACACATGCCTGAACCATTCACGGTGTACTCCTGTTGCAACGGCATAGATGGCAGCGAAATGGAGTCGGCTGGCCCCGTATTCCATACCGATTTCGGTAAAGAGGGATCCGAGAACCATGCACTCAACTTGAACTATTTGACTGAACAGATTTGTAAAGCGGCTGACCCTACGGATACATTGATCTTCCTAGATGGGGATGCGTTTCCAATTGCTGATATGGCGCGGACGCTGCCGTTGGATGATTACCCGGGGTTGGCCGCTGTTCGCCGGGCTGAGGGCCCGAGTCCGCTTATCCCGCACCCGTCATTCTGTGCTACTACAGTGGGCTATTGGCAGAAGCTACCGGGTAGCTGGATGGATGCCAATTGGATGATGCCAAACAGGACTATTGTGAACGACACAGGTAGCATGTTGTATAAGCGTTTGCACGGCAAGCAGATGCGATGGTTCCCGTTGCTGCGTAGTAATGCGTACAACCTACATCCACTGTTCTATGGGGTTTACGGCAGTCTGATATACCACCACGGAGCTGGGTTCCGAGCCTATCAACTACCTGGGTGGGGTAACAAAAGCAGTATTCACACTGTGGAGAATGCTGCTATATCAGCAGCCGTGTACCAGCTGGCTGTGGAGTACGACGATTTCTATACGATGTTCACTGAAGGCGCCTATGTACATGAGCTAAAAAAGCTCTTGTCAGGGCACAAGGTTGGTGTTAGCTTAAGACAACAGAGATGAGACAGCCGGCAACGTCGGCAACGTCCTAAGTAAGGAGGATAGGTATGTATTCGCCTCTGTAATGGAGGCAGTAGTAGTATCAGTATCAGTATTACGAACCACGAACGAACAAGGAGATAGACATGGCATCACAGTTACACGAACTCATAGCAGTCGAGCGAGAACTCCAGGGCATATTCAACAGTATGCTGGAAGAGACCACCAAGGTCTTTTCAGACCGCCCGGATCTGTTCACCGGATCTGAGAAAGTCTACTCGGCTTTGGTCGAGGATGCGGAACAAGCTCAGGTACTCAAGCCTACCGAGTACCATGAAATGACAACCACGGTACCGGAGAAGCTGAATCATATGGCTAAGGCTGTTATCCGGTACTTCGACCTGCTTCTGCAGAAGGAAACAGCAAGTCAGAACGCGTTGGCCGACGTCGTTGTCGACGGTAAAGTGCTATTCGCCGCTGTGCCAGTAGGTTACCTACTGGGCATGGAGAAGCGCTTAAGCCTGGTGCGTTTGGCGCTGGCACGCATACCCACGTTGCAGATGGGCGTGAAGTGGGAGCCAGACGAGAGCTTGGGTAAGGATGTGTATCGTCGGGTGAACCCCGAAGAGACCATCCATACAAAGACGGAGCCAACGTGGGTGACGGTTGCCGAGGCTACTGACCACCACCCGGCTGACGTACGTGAAAAGTCGACCACGTTACCGGATCACCGGTCCAGCAAATCCACATGGTGCGGAATGTTGACACCGGCCAGGAAGTCTGAGATACTTAACAACATCGACAAGATTGCCCGCGCCATGAAGAAGGCACGGCAGCGTGGTAATTGCGTTGAGGTGAGAGACGTGCACATCGGCGAGAAGCTGATGAACGCGATCCTCGGATAGAGAACATAATGTGCTTAGCCCCTTAGAGCGTTTAGTCCGGGTAAAAGCGGGCGGGGCCAAAACCGACGAAAGCGTGTTACAACATGCTTATATCGGACCGGGGTGAGATCCCGGCAAGCAGATCAATTTATCGGTCTAGTATCAGTATCAGTATCAGTACAAGCCCCTAAGGGGCGTTCGAGAGAAATGCCAGCATTGGGCTTATATTGGCCTGGCTGGTCAAGACCGGACGCAGCTCGGGGCACTGTTAGTATAAGTTTGTTGACCGATAGTTTCTAGGCAGATAGCGATTAAGTAGATGGCATAGAGTCCAAATATAATTTGAGGCGCGGGTTCGATCCCCGCCCCCGGGTCCATAAAACTTATCTCGGGGTGGTCGAGTGGTACGACGCAAATCTTGTCAGTATGAGACCTATGTTGCAGCGAAAGATCGAGGGAGCCACATTTGAATGCGATTCAACTATCTGGCTTAACGGCCATATGTTGCATGAAACAAGATAATGAAACAACTGGGGGCGCAGGTGAGGATACATCTTGCGTCCCCTCTTTTCCTTAATTCAACAGGGAGGCCATATGTACAATAACATCGCTCTACTGATAGGGCACATGATTGGTGATTACGTCCTCCAGAATGACTGGATGGCGCTTAACAAGCAACGACGTGACCCATTGGGGTTCATGGCGTGTATGGTACACTGTATGCTGTACGCAGCAGCTATAGCTACATGCATAGTGGTCGGGGGCTGGAGATGGAGTGTACGACCTGAAGACTGGGTGCATGCCTGGGGCGTGGCGTGTCTGATCGCGTTTGTTACACATTTCCCTATAGACAGATATGGACTGGCCGGTAAGTGGATCAAGTTCTTCGGCCAGACTACACCAGACCAACTGGAGAAGGTCAATGTGGCACGTTTCGTACATGGGCACCCTGACACTGGTCTGGCGCTTAAAGACGCTGTCGAAGTGTATACTACCCAGCGCCAGTACTTCTGGGCACCTGTGTACATCGCTATTGACAACACCTGGCATCTACTGTTGATGTGGCTGTTGTTCTCGTGGACGGGTAGCTGATGACCGAATTCGGGTCATACATCAGCTTCGGTAAGCCACGGAAGCGCAAATGGGAATCAGCTACCGGTACGCTTACCGTAGGCTTTTGGCGGATAACATTGTGCTTTGCCCGCCTGGACATTGAGCATTTGTTCTCAGATGTACTCGGGGACCTAAAGGCCCAGGACCGTCAGGAGAATCGGGCCAAGCGTTTAGAAGAGAATATCAAGCACTTACAGGAAGATCTGCGCAAAGAAGTTGAGCTCAACCTTGATTTGAATAACAAGGTCAGCAAGCTCGACGCTCATACAGAAGAGTTGGACGACGAGGTAACAGACCTAGAAGAAGAACGACGAGAGCTAAAGAAAACAGTGGACAGTGAACGAACTACAGTGCACAATCTATTGCTGTATTTTAACTTGATCAGTGATGATGATGATAAGGACAAGTGACGATAATGATGCGAGTATTGATTCTGGAAGATGATCCAGCGCGCAAAGCACAGTTCGAAGAGCTGTTTAAGGATCACCACGTACGTATAACAAGCATAGCCTCTACAGCTATCGACTTGCTGATGACGGAACGTTGGGATCTGTTGAGTTTGGATCACGACCTTGGAGACAAGGTCATGGTTGAATCAGGCCCGGGCACGGGATACGAAGTAGCAGTGTACCTAGAGGAGTTTCCGGAGCGGAAACCAGCATGTATAATGATCCACAGTTTGAATACTGTGGGCGCCGGGCGTATGCGCCAGGCCCTGCCGGAAGCAGCAATGTTCCCCGGGGTATGGTTTTGCGCATCGGTTGAACAAATGGTAAATTCAATTGGAGATGAGAAGTGGGATGGCTTGATAGACTGTTCGGAGGTAGAACAGAGGGGACTACAGCCACCATCGTTATTGCACACGAACGCCAAGACGGGAATCGGGATAATCGATATCGCCGGGGGCGCAGTAGAACAAGACCGCAACGTCGTGGGGACCGAGCGAAACGAAGAACATATTGATACATAGTTGTAATTTAATATTGACATAGTATCGAACTTCTAGAATAATCGGTTAATCTGATAACTAGAGGTTCGATATGACAAAGAGTGAAGCCGGAAAGTTAGGCGCTATCAAGACAAATGCTTACGCTAAATTACAGGCCGAGGAACGCCGTACAGTATACTACAAAGATCCAGTAATTTGTATTAAGGAAGATTGTACGAATCCGATACCGTATTTGAAACGTAATAAGAACAAATACTGCTCCCATTCATGCGCCGCGTCAATCGCTAACCTCGGAGTACGGCGGCATGGGCGTGCTCGTACTAATGAGTTCTGTATTCAATGTGAGGTAAAACTTGAGAAGAGCCAGCAGAAGTTTTGTACTGGGTCTTGTCGAAGTGCTTGGAAATGGGATCAACGCAAAAATAGGATAGTTGAAGAGCAAAAGGTTGAGTTAGGTAGCGAACAAGTCAACAGAGTAACTGCAAAGCGCTATCTTTTAGAGGTAATGGGTAACGTATGCGATATTTGCAACACCAGCGAATGGATGTGTCAACCAATGCCCCTGATACTGGATCATACAGACGGTAACTCATCCAACAATGCGCTAGCCAACTTGCGGCTTGTATGCGGCAACTGCGACATGCAATTGCCGACCTATAAGGGTAGGAATTTTGGGAACGGACGAGCGCTGAGACGAAAGCGATACGCGGAAGGAAAATCATACTAGGCTGGGGTGTACCGAATGGCAAGGTACCAGATTTGTAATCTGGCGGCGTAAGCTATTGGGGGTTCGATTCCCTCTCCCAGCTCCAGCAGTACTCAATCATTGAGTAACAGTACTCAATGATTGAGTAGTTCAACACGAGGATAGTAAATGCCAGATGCAACCAGAGAGCGGAGAGCATTACCAAGCACGGATAAGTTCGATGTAGAACCGCATTGTGCTAAGTGCCTGAGCAAGGCTGATATCTCACAGAAGTATAGTGAGAAGGATAGCACCCAGGGCAAGTTCATCGATGAGTGGATAGAACACAAGTGTGGTAACTGCGGTTGGCAGTGGAACACTGCACCAGCAGGCTACGACCATGGCTAAACACGGATCTGCGCCTACATTATACTTTGAGGGCCAGGGGCGCCCTGAAAGTAAGAAATCAGGAGCACACGTGGGAAGATGCCCTGAATGTGATCTGCACCTTGCCGAGTTTGACAAGGACACAAAACTACGTAAATACGTGTGTCCACGTTGCTACGAACAATTTACCAAATCGCAGCTAAAGTGAGGGCTAAAAAGAGTTATAAATAGTGCAGAGTAGTATATCTGTTGTCTTGACGTGTCGTCGGGTGGTAGTGATACCCGTCGGCGGCACGTTCTTTAATCATTAAATAGAGGAGACATACAATGGCATTGAGACCAGGAATAGGCCGTGGACCAGGACGTGGACCAGGGCGTGGAGCAGGAGCAGGTGCAGGTCGTGGCGTTGGCCAGGGTGGCGCAGGTCGTGGAGCACAAGGACAGTGTGGCGGAGTACGCCGCGGTGATGGCAGTGGTAATGCCGCTGGTAACATTAACACACCACGTCAGCCTGTCACACCCAAGAAGACCTAAAGAGTTTACGTATACATTAAACCAAACGCGTCGGCCCAAGCGGCTGGCGCGTTCTTTTTATCCAGGAGAGGACGATATGAGTGGTGGAAAGAAAAAACCAGCGTCACAGAAGAAGAGTGGCAAGTACACCTCGCAGCGCGTGCGAACAGAAGCGAATCGGTTGAAGAAGCAGAAGCGCCACGGCGAACGCCATCCGAACGACGAGCAGAAGAAGGGCGTAAAGACCGGCCGTCAACTCAGATCTACCATACCAGTGTCTAAGAAGGGCAAAGGTAAATCAGATAAGCCTGAAGCAGTAGTATCGTCAGAGGCAGCCATAGCAGTCGACGGGGCAGAGTAGTTGAAGAACCACATAAGCGAGTCCATTGAAGAGGTGGCTAAGAAGATCTGTGTGCCGGTCAGTGAATGGCCCGGTAACTGTTTCAGCATTGCGCACTCTATACTGCACTCTGGGTTAGTGGAGGGCGCATTACGCTACGGACATTACCTGGGTAAGCTAGAGCCCGGGACAATGTTCTACGGTAAGCCACTCGTTCATCACGGCTGGATCGAGAGTTATATGGATCCTGCGATGGCTGAGGGCTGTCCTTCAGACATCATAATTATCGATGCTACACGTTGGGTGTTCGAGGGCGCAGATCCGTACATCTTCCAGTGTCCCGATTTCAATGGCGAGTACGATGTAGGCGGTAATGCCTACAGGGCGCTTGATATGGCCAATCGTGATGTACCTGCGTTCGACCCTAAGGATAAGCCTATACATCTGCCTGAGGGCTGTATAGGCAGTGTTGTTCGACAATTGCTGGATGATCACGCGGGATCAGAGGTCAGTCAACGCCAGTTACACTATCTGGCCAACCTACCGCCATCGTTTTTGGACGGTTTCGGGAAGGAAATTTACCAGTGGCTTGATTGGGCGGGCCTACGGGCTTTCATACCGATCGACAACTGGCAACTCATAATGGAGGGGAATGAGGATGTGCAATGTTAACATATCAAGAATACCCATTAGATCAGATCTGTCCGAAACGCAATTAGCGTTGAAGGAGGCGATCAGACTAGCGCAGGTTAAGTCTAATGAGGCACACAATGTCCTGTGGCGTTTGATAGGTACTTGCCAGCATGCTTACCTCAACATGGATGATAGTGCGGTCTGCGCTATATGTGGGGACACAGCAGGGTGGTGGTGTCCGGAGTCACCGGATGGTCGCTGTGACTATGCGCAGGATGATGGCAGCTATGATCCCGACCAGTGTCGGTATTGTGGGCAGCCCGGTGAACGAACGTAAGTAATTTTTGTGGACCTGTCTGACTGCTGCTCAGCCAGTAAGTCGGCGGGACGTTGAGGTTGTGGCCCGCTGGGTATAGCTACCCAGTAGGGAGCAGGTCCACTTTTTAATCATAACAGTATAAGGAGACATGTCATGGGACAGACAGCAGAAACAGCAGTAACAGACGAGGCAGCCGGCGAAGAGGGTAAATCGTTGGATGATATCAGCAAAGAAGACTTGGCAACAGAGATCATACGGTTACGCCGGGAGAGTAATGAGCACCAGTTGGCTAAGTGCCAGATGGAGCGTCAGCGTAACGATCTCCGGGATCGTCTTCTTGAGTCGCAGAATGCAGACGGTCGGTGGCAGATGGTTGGTGACCCTGAAGTAGACGCGGCAAAGGTAGTAGACGCGTTCAGTGACTTCCGAAGAGCGTACTATACGTTCAAGGAAGAACATGGTCTGTCCCATAAGATGGATTTCACGCATGAGGTTATTACGGGTATAGTCGATAAGCTTGGTCGAGTGGCTCGGGACGTCAAGCATTACCTGCGTGATGAAGAGCGCCCTAATTGGCGTTTGGCGATAGAGAAGAATATGACCGGTGTGCTTGCCTATCTGATTGTACTGGGCCACAACCTGGACATTGATTGGACAACAGGTATGCATGAAGAGCTGTTATCTGCACTAAAGCAGCATGCTGCGCCGTTGTCTGTTGGCGAGGGTGCTACAGCAGCAGAAGCAGCTGAAGCACGCCCGGTAGTTACTGCTGCTACTGAGGAGACCGCTGATGGGCCTAGTTGACGCACTTACCAACTTAATCAAGTTGGGCGTAAACCTGACTGATAAGCATAAAGACTATCTGGAGTGGCGCCAATCCGACGAGGGTAAGGCGCACTTTACGCAGGAGCAGGAGAACGAGTTCTATGCGGCGTTGACCGGGGGCAATACGGATGTCATAGACGTTGACATCAAAGAAACCCAGGTCCAGATAGACAAACTGCGGAGGCGAGCTGGCTTATCCATACTGTTGATTGGTTTGTGCTTTACCACTGTAGGATGCTTCCATACGACTATGCCTAAAGAGCCCCTACAGGCGGTATCTGAATCACTGGTGGCTGGTGAACGCAGTTACGCGGTGCGGGACATAGACGTGAAGTCCCCTGACGGTGATCGAAAGTTGAAGGGTACATGGTATATCATCAGTTCTGATGCCATGAAAGTTAACCGTCGTAATCAGCATGATCTGCTTACGGCTCTCAAGATAATACAGGCAGATGGTAAGAGGCTGACTGTATTACTAGTAGGAAGCTGTATCGGCATTTTTGTCGGTGGCCTTGGTATGTTCTTTATCGGACGTCGAATAGGACGTATAGGCCATCCGGCCTTTGAGCGATAACGTCTAACAGACGCTGACGGCATAGCAGCAACAGCAGCTTTACTACTACCGGGAACGGTAGATTCGTAGGGGCCCACATTTGTGGGCCCTTGTTGGATAATTCATAAGTTCGCTATTACACGTGGCAATACTACTGGAGGAATAACCTTGTTGCACATAAAATATACTAAAACATTCGAGATGCTGGCGACTAGTCTCGTCTTTTACGCGGAGTACCCACGCCACGGGTAACAGCTTTAACAGTCTTTCCCCTTCAATGCAGGCAGTTGCCTGCATCTTTTTTAGCCATTACCCAGGGCCTTAATAAGTACCCATTATTGGTTATAAGAAATAAGGGTAATACTACCCTTCACGTAGGAGTGAAATCACACATTACATAGGAGATATATCATGAACACAGTAGACTTCAGGCAGATGTTCATCAACATGGTTGAGAACTCATGCAATGTAGGGCTTGTGGCGGCCGGTACCACTACATTCAAGCTGTTCCCCGGGATGTTCGAGCGTCCGGAGAAGGCGCAGTCGTGGATCGACGAGCCTAGGGAAGACGCATGGTTCATCACGGTTTCGAATTACGTCAGCGTCACGATCGGCGTTGTTACGTTTAGCCCACGTCACAATCCGCAGGGTGGATACATCTGCACGTGGACGTACGAGGGTGGCGGTAACCACGACCAGAGCGTAGGTGAGATGCGTAGGACTATTCTGTCCGCGCAGGAGCAAGCAATGCGCATGGATGGTTTGAATAGCTTCGGCAACTACTATAACCGTATGCGGAAGCAAGAAGAAGCGCTCAAGAATGGCGAAAAATCTCGGTGGGAGTTAAGGGACGTCCTTGACGCAAAGGAGGACCTGAGAGCCCAGTTAGCGCAATCCGAATTGACCTTCCCCAGCCGCATACATGCGGAAATAGCTGGCCCAGACGTAATCGCCTTGGCCGGCTCAGCGTACTCGGAGGCAGGTTGGACCGCGAAGGAGCACGAAGAAGCTAAGCGATGCAACGAGGGCGTAGACGCGCTGGCGGAGTGCAGAGAGGCGGATCGACGGTGCATGGCGGCGACAGGCGGTACATCATGCGTTTGATCGGCTTGAGTTTGTCGTTCTGCATTTCGGATATACTGCGCGGCCTGGTCGAGGTTGACCAGGTTGAGCACATCCAGACTAACTGTACGCTTGATAGTGTCTTTGACATTATTAAGCCCGAGACCCACTACATGGAGTCGTACTGGTACGATTTCACAGAGGATCAGGTACGTGAAGTCCTGACAAAACTTGACGGGAAGTTGCGGTGGCGCAGGTCCCAGATGCATAATATCCACCCGGGGCGGTGGATGACGGAGTTCAAGTCCTGGGAGCCGTATCATGGCGATGTCATCGCCCACGGTACGTACTGGGACCCCACGACAGGCGGGGAGCTTGTTTATCATGGTGACGGATCACGGTTAGGTTGAGAGCAAAAGCAAGCTAGGAGTAACCACCACACGTATACCAGGAGGATATGACATGATAGAACAGCGTATCGCTGAACATACAAGCGACGTCGTGGACCAGTCAGTGGACTTGGACACAGAACGCGATGTGGAGGCAGATGCGGATGAAGAGGTATCTGACTCAGCTGAGTCCAGGTACGGGTTCGTAGTAGGGCGCGGGGGTGACAACGGCGGCGACACGATAGGAAGTCGCCTACGTTTCTCGCAGCGCCTGAAGGACATGGACGATTCCATGTTCGAGGTAACACCGGTGGCACATGTAGCCACCGTGTAAACTGAGTGATAACAACAACGCAACCCATTGAAAGGGGAAGTACAACATGAAGACAGATGAAGAAGGCAAAGTAGGGTTTATGACTAAAGTGAAGACAGCACTGGTCGGCATAGACAGAGCTGTTCGGCGTCTTTCGTTTAACAGGCTGAGCGCCATCATCGTGATCATAGCGGTCGTACTGTTCGTACTGTTCGCAGCGCGTCCGGACCAGGTCACCCGGGGTAGCATACGCTACGCTGCAGGCACTAGCGGTTTTTACCGCTGGGCTGCAGATACAGTGCACACAACACGTCACTGGCGTATACAGAACTACGGTATTATGGCTGTTGCCAAGAGCGGTAATACAATACTCGTAGGTTATGGAAAGAAGTGGTCGGCAACAGACGCACGCGAAGTTAGCCCCACGTGGCTTATTTGCAGTGTAGTTGACAGGATAATGTTCAGGGAGAATCCCTGGACCTTACAGCAGTCGACAAAGAAGAAGGTCGTTGCCGAAAAGGCAGGCTAGAACATCAACGTCTTCCCGGGGGGACGTAAAACCCCGGGCCAATTTTGATTTATTTCCCGTAGCTTATTGGAGTGGTAATCAGTCCACGTCAGAGCGACATCCTGCATGCGGCTATAGCGCTTACGCAGAGGGATGGAAGAGTGGCCAGTTGATACTAGGATCGGCTGGTGTTGCGGTTCGAATCCCACCGGGGAAACTTCTTATAGGGTACGGAGGCGACACTAAGGCATTACTGCCAGTTGCATCTACGTACCCGCATTTTCATTCACAAGACAACAGGAGGACAGGTATGGCTAAGATTGGTTTGACGGATAGCACGGTAGATGTGCTGTTCAAGATGTTGGAAGGTAACCCAGGTGCCCTGCAAGTAATAATGGGTATACTGGAGCAGGGTGACAAGATCGATCCGGAGAACGCGTTCGGGGGTCTCGGTACGGTCATGCTTCTGGATACGTACGAGATCTACGGACCTCGGATCTACATGCTCTGCTCTGACTGTTGCCGCAAGGATCTGGTTGCAGTGTTCACGATGGTGCGTGCCGTGCAGATGGGTATGCACAGCGTGGAAGAGCTGAACGCATCTATCGGTACAGACCTGGGTGGCCGTGGTACGGACATCTACGAGAAGGCACAGGAACTGTGCAAAGAATTGCAGACGAAGCTGCCTAAGTTCAATGGCGGTAAACCATTAGGAGAGGAGTCAAGCGACGATGCCACTACTGGGAAAGAAAGTAACACCGCAGACGACGAAGAAGTGGGACAGGAGTCTGGGGACGAGCAAATGGCAGCAGGGTGTAGTGACAAGGAAGCGTCCGGCTAAGCGATGATAGTCACCACCGAATTCCTGTCGCACATGAATTGGTACGGCATGGAGTTGGCACATGTCAGGATCGGGGATCGGTACTACGTGTATCGGTTCTCGTTTCCTGAGCAGGTGTGGACGACTCAACGCATGCTCCACTATAGTACGTGGCGCGGCGTGCACTGGGCGAAGAAGAATGCAGCCGACTGCCACCGGGTAAGTGCGACGTGGCCAGTCGATTGTACACCCGCAGATATGGAGAAGAGCGAGTGGCCGAGTGCTAGCAGTGACGTAGGAGTACACTGCCCAGCACATCAACAAGAGTTTGAATTGGTGTAGCAGCGCTTCGGCGCTACTACGTGTGGGGTGTCAGCAGGTGGCACCGGAGGCCCAGTAGCCTCCAACTCCTACAGGCGTAGCGGACGCCTTACCTGTTCCGCTATCAATTTTTGAAAGTTAACCAATAACAATTGGAGGACAGTACAATGAGGACATACATCATATTGATAATAGCTATGCTGACGGTAGTTAGTGTAGTCGTGGCAGAGAACGAAGAAGAAGAAGAAGAAGTGCTACCGCGGGAATTGACGGCGCTGCGGAAGCAGTATGCGGTTGCCGTGGCCAGGGCATTGAAGCCCATTAACACCAACTACGGGCGGGCGCTGAGCAACTTACAGCGCAAGTTGGCGCGCCAGAATCGATTGCAAGATGCTGTGGCAGTTAAAGCTGCGTTAGACATGCATATCGGAGAGACGACAGTTAAGCCGCAAGCGAGCAGCACTTCAGCCAGATTACTAGGCAAGACCAAGGATATCACGAAGGAGGCAAAAGCTAGTGCCAGCGATTTCCACCCGAGGTGCCCGCCGAAGGGAGTACTTAATGGTATAAAATGGCGATCAGATAGGCGGGGCAGCACCGACGTTTGGTTCAAGTTGACCTGGAACAAAGAGCGTACTGTGACAGAGATAACTTTGCGCGATAGTGATCATAACACAGAGTGGACTCCAGAGATGTTGCTCGAATTCAGTGATGGTACTAGTAAGAAGATCAAGGATATTCCACGTGGCACTGTCGGAACGAAAGTGGTCAAGTTTGCTAAGCCGATAAGGACTAGTTGGCTGAAGATAATGCCAATTCGGTTGGCAAGCGGTGGCTATTTTGGGTTAACCAAAGTGGAGGTCAAAGGTCGTTAATTCTTTAGGTTCCCGGTTAATGTAAGCGAACCGTCTGTGGCCGTGGAAATGGATGTCCACCCGCCCAAGAAAGTAACAGGAGTCGATTGTAACGTGTCCAAAGCGTAACAGGAAGCTTGTTCATAACCGCTTACACTACATATCCCGGGGTAACCCGGGTGTGTTTCTTTTTTTAGCCATTAGGGTATTGACAGTGTCCAGGATATGCCGTATGTTAATATTTGTACGTATAAGATAGAACTGGTAATTCCAATTGGAGATAGTCATGAGTCTTGACACCGCACAAGCAACCCCAGAGCAGATTGTTGAATTCAAGCAGGCTGCGGCTGATCGTTATACGGAACTTGGCGTACCGGCCAATGTTGCAGAACAGCTGTTTAAGAATCAGCTGGCTAAGGTTGCATCAGAACTCGACATTAAGCTTGATGTTACTGCTGAAGCCCAGAAGTAACTTCAGTACCCCTACGGTAACTGAAGTACCTGGTAACTACGAACACGGGAGCACATTATGCGCATTGTAAATACTATGCCGAATCCGAGGCATGTATCATACGCCAGTAGCTCCGCTGGGGGCAGAACGTTAAAACCCAGCGAGATTGGTCCTGAGATTGACTTAGAGCATATTCATATGCCTTTGCTACAGAAGGACTTAGACGACGGTAAGATTCAGATAAGGCTCAGCATTGCTGATAAGGTTTTCATTGAGAAGATGTTGGCTGCTGATGAGCAGCCGCTGAAGAAGGTGAAACAGAAGACCAGGCAAAAACCCAAGCCTAAGCCTAAACCTAAGCGCGATCCTAAGCCTGATCTGCAGCCACAGGTTAAGCCACCAACATCACCACCACCACAGACGAAGACTACGGTTAAAAACATCAAGGATATTAAACCTGAGGATGTTAAGAAGGGCGGTGTAAGTCTTTCTGATCTACAAGCGCAGAACACCCCCGGTATGCCTAATTTCACTGATACTAAGAAGTCTACGCCCGCAGAGGTCGCTAAACATACGGGAGGGCTCGTGTAATGGCAGCAAGAAAAAAGGCTGTTGGTAAAAATCCACGGCCATCGAAGAAGCAAAAGAGAGTAACACCAACGACGAAAAAGAAAGTCAGAAAGCCGGCGTTAGCCCCACCCGCCAGGGCAGCGAAGAAGCCGGCCTTAGCACCACCAGTAGGTGGCGAGGGCCCTGCAATCAGGTTATCGGCGCCGTCCGGGCAGAAAAAAGTGCGTCAACGACGGTCCGCTGGTTCAGCAGAAGCCCGGCGTAATATGGGCAGTAAATCTGGGTACGCAGAAACCGATACGGTTAGACTAGATGGTATGGATATGACTCCGCTACCTAGGCGTGATGAAAACGGGTTACAGCAAGGCCGTGTGGCTCCAGCAGACAGGGTGCATAAGCCAGGGAGGTATGGATGTGTCTCTGCTGCAGATGCTTCCGCCAATTTGTCAGCTAGGGCTTCTGGGTCCATGGATCTGATAGAGGGTGGCCTGGACGAAAGCGGTGGTGATGATGGTGATGATGGTGATGACGAAATTGAAGACGAAGCTGTAGAGATGGTAAAGGAGAGTGTTATGTTGCAGGATGAACCTAAAGATGGTGATTTTGATCCGATAGGTGGTGACCGATCACCAGAACCCGGTGATCCGGACCTGGTAGCAGAAGAACAGGCGTTGGCAGCTAAGAGGGCTACTATAACAGCAGTACCCGCTGCGCACGCTGCTGTAGTAACACCAGTAACGACGGGTAGTATTGCCATGGCGGAACCGGCAGCGTTTCAACCGCGCCTAGAGCCCACACCTATGTCAACGCCAAGCCCAGTGCTCTCATATCTACAGCAGAGGTGTCGTATTACCCTGTGTATGGATAGCGGTGATATGGTTATGCCGGCAGTTGACGTATTGGCCAGCAGATATGGTTTAACAATATTGTTGCCATTGAGCGATGATGGTGTTACATTTGTACCAAAACCGGGATCAGAGATCACGGTTGTTAAAGGCGAAAAAGAGTGGCCATGTTTCTTTCCAGGTATTTCTTTTGCATTACCTGAGTTAGGGGTACTTGGTCTGTCGTTCGTTAGGAAAGAAGAGGGCCAGGCAAATGATGGATGATACGATCAGGGATCTGGCTAAGGTACACGGACACGATGATCTGTCTGACGACGAGGTCAAGGGGGTCAAGACTACCTTGGCTGGTGCGTACGTCGACAATATTCTAGATAGTAAAGCTAAACCTGCATCTGAACCCGAAACGGAGACCACCGCCGATGTCGATGGAAAAGCATAACGTAGTAGAGCTGCAGCGTACACCTGCAGACGAGAAGGATCGAGCGGATGGCGACTGGGATAAAGCGGCCGCTGATCTGTTCACATCAATCAAAGACGAGGTAGCGGACCTGGATAATATTGCGGTCCCTAACCTGACAGACGTCGAGGGCGAGTAACATGACGCAGAGCGGTAGTAACTACCCATTTGGAGCGGGGGGCGCCGGCGAGGGCAGCGGTATAACGCGGTCTGGAGCTGCTAAATATCCTAACCCGTTTTGTGATATCGCATCGGAGTACGTACCCCGGGACCTGAATACGATATTCGAGTGGTGCGAATACTTGTATCTGACAATGGGTACGTATCGTGCAGCTTCTAGGCGTGTAGTTCGTTACTTCCTAACAGAGCTGGTACTTGAAGGTGAGTCGGACGATGAGCGGGAGACGTACAACGATTTCCTGAATGATACGTTGCACATCATGCGAGTGCTCGCCGAGATCGGCGATGACTTTATGACGTACGGTAACGTGTTCATTAGCATCTACTTCCCGTTTGACAGGTTCCTTATTTGTCCAAATTGTGGGGTAGCCTACCACGTTGATGCCATCGACTACAAATTCGATCCTAAGAAGATGTTGTATATCGGTGAGTGCCCAGGGTGCAAAGCATCAAAGGTAGAGTTTATACGTGAGGACCGTAGGTCGCCGGATAAAGAGCGTGTGACGATTACACGTTGGAATCCTAAACAGATGCGTCTGCGTATTCATCCGGTAAGTAAAAAGATCGAGTACTTCATGGAAATCGATTCGGAGTTCGCACGGCGTGTCCGAGAGGGGCGTCCGTTCTACCTGAATCAGACACCGTGGTCAATGGTTAAGACGATCTGTCAGGAGAGCAAGGAAAAGAATCAGCCAATGTTTAAGTTCCGAGATGATGCGATTTATCATCTTAAGGATAGCACGCTGTCTGGGTTACCTATTCAAGGTTGGTCTATACCGCCCATCATGCCTAACTTCAAGCTGGCCTATTACATCCAGTTGCTACGCCGGTATGACGAGGCAATAGCCTTGGACTTTATCGTACCGTTCCGCGTGTTGTTCCCGACTGCGCAGAAAGGGCCCCAGGGTAACGATCCGTTGTCGACGATGTCGATGGCTAACTTCGTAAGTCATATGCAGAACATGGTTGACCGGAAGCGCAAGAACATTGCTGATATCCAGGTAGCACCTTTCGAGGTTGGCTATGAGATGATCGGTGGTGAAGCGCAGCAGTTGGCACCTAAGGACAGTATAGCACAGGCATTAGACGAGTTGCTTAACGCTGTAGGATTCCCGGCAGAGCTGTACAAAGGATCATTGAGTATTCAGGCATTCCCGGTAGCCCTACGGTTATTCGAGAAGACGTGGGGTTCGCTAGTGGACGGCAATAACGACTTCATCGCATGGATGCTTGAGCGTATTTCTCGTCACTTTGTATGGGGTGAGGTTACAGGCAAGCTGCGTAGTGTGACGCTGGCCGACGACATCGAGCGTAAGGCCCTGGCCTTGCAAGCTGCTTCTGGTATGGATATATCCAAGGGCACAGCCTACAGACCGTTGGGTGTTGATTACATGGAAGAACAGCGACGTGTGGTGGAAGAGCAGGAGGCTGTCGCCGAACTACAGCAGGAGGCTATGGAGCGTCAACAGGCTGGCCAGATGGGCGGAGCCGACGGTTCGGGTGCTCCAGGCGGACCAGCAGGTATGCCCGGCGGTCCAGGCGGCGAGGCCGGTGCTACACCGGGTGACGTTTATGAGCAGGGTAAACAGATGGCTCAACAGTTGTTGATCCAGACCCCTGAGAATATGCGACGTGGTGAATTGATCAAGATCAAGCACAGTAATCCTACGCTGCATGCAATCGTCATACAGGAGATGGACAGCATGCGCCAGCAGATGGCGAGTGAGGGCCAGGCTATGATGATGGAGCAGGCTAAGCAGGGTTCAGCTGTCATACCGAACGAGGCGCATAACATGCCGAGTCCAATGGCTATAGGCCTCATGCTATCAGATCAGATTTGTGAATACAACCGCGGTGATCTGCGCAAGATTGCGATGCAGATGAAGCGAAAAGAGCATGGCTCTAAGGACGCATTTCATTTTGTATATGGTAAGATACGAGGATGGTTCTAATGTTAGTAATTCAGGGTAGCAATCAACTGGGTAATGTGTTACACGTCATAACTGGGCCTGAGACCACGCTGTTTACAGATGTGCACGGTGCGTCTATTATGGATATCACAGCTGTCCTTGGGGCTATGACTCAGGATAAACCTGTGTTCTTAAGTTTAACGTGCTGTCAACATGAGCCGGTTACAGAGCAGATGGCTAAGGGTGCTGGTATGCATGTGATAGGTTCGTTTAATACTGCAAGCTCTATTGTTGAGGCTACGGATAGTAATGTTCCGGTTGGCGCACCCGCTGTTGGTGGTGGTAGTAGTAATAATAGTCAGCAGTCACAGCCACCAGTACAACAACCGGGCCAAAAGCATACACTACGAATAGAGCGCTGTAGTTACTGTAAAAAGGAACTAGAGTTGCTTCCAATACCTGGGTTCAAAATCTGCACGCAATGCGCACAAATAGAAATCGGTCGAACTAAGCATGTAAAAGGTAAGGTACATGACGATGACGATGTCGATCGAAAAAAATAGTAGTTATCTGGACAAACCAGTCGATGCTACGCCGCAACAGCCGCAGCCTTCTTCGACAACCATGAACTACATGGGTGGTAATCCGTTAAGCACAGGTGTGCAATTTGGATTAGCGGGCGCGGCCGGCGGTCTGGGTTACGCAGCGTTACAGCGTGCTGTTCGTTTACACGCCGGTAACGAGTCACAAGTTGATATCCTTAAGCCTATGTTGATTGGCACGCTGATCGGTAGTACGTTGGGCTTGGCTGGTTCATTGACTTCGCGTAAGCCATCACCTAAGACTTGGTTCGATCTATCAGAGCAGCTGAGGGCAGGCGGTTTCCAATATCCTATGTACAAGACTTTTTCTACAGCAGACGAACCCTTAGAGAAGCAAGGCTTTGTCCTGACAACTGGTACTATAATCGCTTTGATATTCGCAGCTATGTCTGCGCGTGGCGCCGGGGATCAACTAGGTCAGGCCAGTGTTGCGGCGCAAACTGGCAATAAGCGTAAAGCCCTGTTGCACGGTTTGGGCGCCGCTGGTGAAGTGGCGATGGCATACCCTGGGGTAGGCATATTGGGGCGTGCAGGTCAAACAGCATTACGTACTGGTAAGGGCGGTAGGTTGCTTAAGTCCTTGGCAACAGGCGGTAAGGGTTTGTTACGCCCAAGCGGTAACTATTTAAGGATGCAGTATGAAGTACCAGCGATCCTTGCCTCCAACGCAGCACCCTGGAGTTATCCGGATGCGGATGGTCGTTCACAGCAGGCTTTAGGCGCACAGCATAGTCGTATGATGCGGGATCTACGCCAGACTCGTACAGACCAGGAAGCAAGATCAGCGTTGTGGGCAGGGCGTAGGAAGAAGGTAACTAAGCCGTTTACCAACGCATACGCTGGTCTACGTAAGATCGTCGGTGGCCTGGGGAATGCCCATGAAATGCCGAGTATAGCTGTTCCGGAGTACTAGATATGGATAAGCAGGCACAATATAGTTCAGTGAAGATGGCGCCAATGGTTAGGGGTAAAACGCTTCAGGACCTGTATATCGCTATACGCGCTGATGCCGGATTACCGACAACGGAGAAAGCACAGGTTATTGGCCAGATCAAAGGCATGACTCAGTGGGCCAATGAAAGTACTCCACTTTCGGCCTTGCTTCATAAGGGACTCGGTGGTATGATCGGGTGGTTGATTGCAAAATATTTTGGCATGGGACCGCTCGGTCAACTTGTATCGGCTGTCGCCGGTTATGGTATCGGCAATACAATCCATAAGCAGTTGAATAAGCCAACGGGATCGATGCCGGGTTGGAAGATATATTAGGAGATACGTTATGTCCTTGACAGGTAAAGGTAATAAGATAATGGACTCTATGAAGAAGCAGTATGGTAAGGACAAAGGTGAGTCTGTTTTCTATGCATCTAAGAACAAGGGCACTATCAAGGGTGTCGAGGGGGAAAAAGTGAGTGGTGTAAAGTTAGCTGATATGAGTGATATGGATTTGGCATACCTAGAGGGCATCGCTGAGAAGTGCGCTGCACTCGGTGTAGACCCCACACTGATTATGGGTATCGATAAAGACGCTGAGGGTGATTACACAGCGCCATATGACAAGAAGCAAAAGGCTCAGGAGAAAGACCCTGAGAACAAGGGTGAAGCCGAGTCGGACATTGCTGATACCAACAAACCTAAGGCTGAAAAGAAGGAAAAGAAGTATTTTAAGAGACCCAAGGGCGCAAAGTACGCAGCCAGTATTATTGACGATGCGCTGAAGACAGTAGGGGAAAAATCAGCTCAACTCGGTGCTGGTGTCAGTAATCCTAAGGTAGCAACTTTGACTAAGATACTTAGTACATTACTCGGTAGTGCTGGTGGCGTCGGTGGTGGTGTCTGTAACGTGGCTCCATGCCCTGGTTCTAAGCTTCAATCTGAAGGTGAAGGTCGTGGATTGGGCATTGGCATGGGTAGAGGCCCGGTAGGTGTACCAGCAGGTAAGAAAGAAGAACCAGTGGTGCCAGCAGCGGATGGGGCGACATGTCCCGGCGCTAAGATTCAATCTAAAGGCAAGGGCCGTGGCCTTGGCAAGGGTATGGCCAAAGGTCCGGTAGGCGTGCCGGTCGGTGAAAAAGATGATAAGCAGGCGAGTACGCCCGCTGTTGACGATGTACTGAAGCGTGCTAGAATGGGGGATTAACATGGAACAACAACGACGACGACGACCAGAGTATACGCAGCTCTTAACACCAGCCGAGAGGTTGGAATGCATAAAGCTGGGGGCTGCACTTCACTTTGCTGATCGTGGTATTAGTTTATCTAAGTTAGCCAGGATGCGTAAATCTGGTTCTGTGGGTGACGTGGTTGGAGGTATCGCTGATCTATCTACCGCTGGCTGGAAGGGCGTGATGGCCTTATCATTACTCGGTGGTATACCGCTGGGCGTTGCAAGTCATGTAGTAGCAAACAAGTTAACTGAGGAAAAGAATAAGGAGATTGAGCTACGCCAGAAGATTAAGTTCTTCAGACAAGCGTCGGGAGGTCTTGAGGAAGGACTCGCAGGCGAATAACGAATAAATTACGAATGAATAGGTGACTAAATGCTAGCAGGCTTAATGAATACGGGACCCTCGATGTTCCCTAATCTGACACCGGAATTGGCACCTGACGCAGAAGAAGTCGAAAAAGAGATGGAGCGTGCTCTGTACAATAAGAGCATGAAGTTCAAAGACTTTAAGATCGAGACATTTGACCTGAGTAAAAAGGCTAGGGCAACCGCGTATGCCAAACTGTTGAAAGAGATCTTTCAAGGTTTACAGGCGCATACACATGTAATACTGTTTAACGACAGACAATTTGTAACAGAGGGCGAGCAGCCCAGGTGGATAGCGCATATTGAGTGGGGTGTATTCGAGTTGGAGGTAAAAGCCAACCCTATAGCAGGTACACCTCAGCCAGCGCCAGCAGCAGCAGCAGCAGCAGCAGCAGACGAGTAAGGAGATACTGATGGAGAGTAAACAAGCATTTCTAGGTGCGGATCCACGTGAGGCAGCACAAGCATTTGGTGGTGGAGCACTTGTTGGCGGCGGCGTTGTATCTGCTATTAGCTTGGCGCATATGCTCATAGCATTACGGCGTCGACAGCAGGAGCGCGAATCAGCTGACGGTGACGAGCAAAATACTATTACCCTTACATTACCACCAAAGGTATCGGCAGCCACGTCCGTCGGTTGCCCTGTGCAGATAAAGAAAATTGAAAAGCCAAAGACATCCAATGTTACGGGGCCAAAAACACAGTTTCGTCATGCTATTGATGGACAGTTCGGCAGTAAGACAGCAGCCGATCCTGATTATCGTGGTTGGCAGACTCGCTCCGGTAAATGGCTTGGCGGCATGGCCGGCATGGCAACTGGCGCAACAGTTGTCGGTAAGCTGTACGCCAAGCTACGCGAACGTAAATTGGAACGTGAACTAGACGAGGCGCAGCAGGAATACATGGACATGCTGACGCAAGGCAAAACGGCGGCAGTACTAGATGATATGTTCCCGGCGCTACCCGGGGTAGAAAAGGAAGCGGGGAAGCAAGCTGTTAAAAATAATTATGGTATGTTAAGCTTTCCTATGACGGCGGCCGCGGTACTTACTGTACTGGGAACAGGTGCTACTGGTTGGTTAACTAAACGTATTTTGGATGAGAAGTTACAGCAAGCTAAAGGCCGCGGTCTAGAAATACCACAGCTCAAGCGTATTGTATTTAGGACAGCACAGTCAGCACCGGCCATGCCGTCAGCTGCACCAACCGCGGAGCCCGTCGAGGTTGAGGACGAAGGGTATAAGCAGGCTAGCGCCGAGGAAATAGGTGACGTGCGTGCAGCACTTGGCGTCATGATGGACAAGGTAGGCCATACAACAGTTATACTAGATACAGATTACGTTAAAGAGGCGATGGCCACTGCGGGCTCGACGCCGCGTAGTATGTTCAAGTTGGCGCAGGACATTGATGCTTTACTTAGTCATCTAAAGCAGAATCCTCAGCTTAGCCGTATGATTCAACGGGCTACGATGGAGAAGTATCCAATCATGAAGCATTTTCGCTGGGCGACGAAGGTCCCTGGCCTGAATAAGATTACTGATTGGTTGGCTCAGCGTGGGGCGCAGAAATTTTTCCGGCCACAGGTGGCCACAAAGGGCCAGGCAGGTGCTGCAGCCCCTTGGTACTCTAACATAGTGTCTAAACTTAAGGCAGGTGTAGGCGGAGCGGTGTCCGGTGTTCGAAAGGGGCTGTCTGCGTTAGGGCCCAACGCCACGGATACAGCAGACCCACAACCACGTGCGTGGTATCTACCCGGGGTTGCTAAGCACGCAGGTATAGGGGGTGGTATTCTAAGTAGTTTGGCTGGAAGCGCCGTGGTAGCGAAGACGCTCGGTGCGCGTAACAACGAACAGCAGTCTGCTATCACACCGCCACCTAACAAATTGGACGTCAGTAAGATCGATATAACAGCTGAGGACCCAGAAGCGCAGACATATTTGGACACTAACAAGCAACGCGTAATTGAAATATTGCAGCAGATGCGATCGGAAGGTAAGATATAATGAGTACACCGGAACTAGATTCTAAACAGGCAGCGTACTTTGACGGGTTCATTGATCTGTGCGTAGTGCACGGTGTGGACCCAGATGCGCTGATGAAGTCAGGCCAAGCCTATGGGCAGGCACCTATATACGGTGGAACACCAGTACCCCGTACCCCGCCGGCCGCAGGTCCTAGGCTGGGCGCCGGAGTGTTAGAAAAACTACTTGGGAAGTTGACTGACAAGTACTACGGTGTACCGAAGGCTACCGAAGCCGCACCTGGGATGGGAGCTATCCCTAGTGCTATTGCAGCTAAGTCGCGTTGGAACAAGGATCCAAGCGTTCAGGTAGCCGGTGGGCCAGACGTAGAGTAAATAATCGAGGATAGAATGGCAGCGACGACGAAGTTACCAGAGCATCTTCGTGAATTTGACGACACGGACGCAACTCGGAACCTTATTTACGACAATACGCTTGAATCGATTAAGAAGCGTTTTCCAATAGAGGATGAAGAGTACAGGCTAGAACTATCCAATGTGCGGACCACCGGTCCTAAGTCATTTACCCTGGAACAACAGAAGCAGGCGTTAATGAAGAATCGCCATCTTCGTACCCCGGTATCCGGTAAGTGGCGTCTGGTGCACAAACCATCCAAAGCTGTAATCGAGGAGCGTGATGACGTTGTGATGCATGTACCGTATTACACGGAGCGCGGTACAGTTATTTATAACGGTAATGAGTACAGTATCATCAACCAGTCTCGACTGAAGCCCGGGGCCTACGTACGCAAACAGCGGACGGGCGAGATAGAAACACATTTCAACGTACGGCCAGGTACAGGTAAGAGTTTCCGTGTACACCTGGAGCCGGAAAGCGGTATCTTCAAGCTACAAGTAGGCCAGTCCAATATCCCTATCTATACGTTGCTTAAGACTATGGGCATTACCGATAAACAGCTCATGAAGTCGTGGGGACCGGAGCTGCTTGAGGCTAATATCAAGAAGCAGGATCCAAGGGCTTTACAGAAGATGTACCAGCGGTTCTCGGGCTACGCCTACGACCCGGCGTTGAACAGTGATCAGCAGGCACAGTACATTATTGATTCACTACCACAGTTTGAGGTTGATGCCGATGTCATGTCCCGTACTATGGGTTTGAACGATGCCAAGGGCGTCACGGCCGATGTACTGCACAGGGCAACGCAAAAGATGTTAAATGTATCCAGGGGCGAGGAGCAGGCCGACGATCGTGATGCACCTATGTACAGTAATGTACTGTCCATAGAGGATTTGATTCGAGAGCGTATTGATAAGGATGCTGGTAAATTATCGTGTAGCCTGATCTATAAGGCACGTAGGGACAAGGGTCTGAAGTCGGTGCGCAGGGGTGCGCTGAACCCGTATATCGATGACCCACAGCAGGGTCTGTTGTTCGGTTCCAAGTTGGCTATGCCGTTGGAAGAGACTAATCCGTTACATACGCTGGAGCAGCTGGGCCGTGTTACTAAACTTGGCCAGGGTGGTATTAGCAGCGCTGAATCGATTACTGATGAGGCCCGGGACGTAAACAATGGCCAATTCGGTTTCATAGACCCTATCATGGGCCCAGAAGGTTGTTTTACCCCAGATATGCAAGTAATGACGCACAGTGGGTGGGAAAACTGGGATAATGTTGATGTTGATACTGAGTTTGCTTGCCTTGTCGATGACCGTTTGGAATACCATAAACCGTTTGAGTTGCATTTCGAAGAATATGGTAGTGCTATTTATGAATGTCAAACTAAACATTTTGGATTTAGTGTAACGCGTTCGCATAGATTGTGGCTCCGCACGCCAGATAAACAGGCTAAATACCGTCCAGAGTTTCCAGGGACTATAACGCAACCGCGTCGTATCAGGGTAGGTGGGCATGCACCTTATTTGGGTATTGATGATCTTTCTGCCTTTTTTACATGGCCTGAAATATTAGATACTGGAAATGCGTATAAGACGTTGCCACCATTAGCTTGGGATGCCTGGGGCGCATTTATGGGATGGTTTGTGCGTGAAGGCAGTACAACTAGGCGAAAAGATGGCCAAATAATGGTTAGTTTGTCTACGCATAATGAAGAGTACGCAGCTAGATTTATAGAATTATTTACACGAATTGGTTGTAGACCGCAAATCATGCGGGATAATACTGGCCAGGTGCACGGGGTGTACGCCGTTAGGAAACAACTCGGGGATTACTTGATTCCGTTTGGTAAGTGCGTGGATAAATATTTACCTAAGGAAATTTTAGATGCCTCAGTATCGGCACGTGTAGCTTGTCTTGATGCATTATGTTTAGGCGATGGTAGGCGTAAAGGTGATACTTATCATTATACGACTACGAGTCGTCAGTTGGCGCTTGACGTAGAACAGTTGGCTTTTGGTTTGGGATATTCCACGCGTTTACGTTGGGAACGTGATGAACGGGATCAATCTTTATCAGGGGGTTGTTGGATTGTAGCATTACATATTAAGGAAGAGAGAACATTTACACCTGCACATATTCAAAGATTAGAGTATGAAGGTCCCGTTTATACTGCTACCGTTCCCGGTGGTTTATTATATGTGCGCAAGGGTGAATTTGGGGGACACTGGTCTGGCAATCTCAATATCGGTATTGACACACGTGCCGCCTATAGAACGTTTAAGGGCCGTGATCAGCAGATTTATGGAGAGTTCAAGAATCCTGTAACGGGCAAGTTGGAATACCTGACGCCAGGCGATGTAGCGGGTAAGACCCTGGCGTTCCCAGGTGAGATGGCAAAGCCCGGGGCCACGGCAGCGGCCATGGTCGGCGGTAAGATCAAACGCATACCTAAGGAAGAGGTGGAGCTGGAAGTTCCGAGTACAGCACACATGTTTGCCCCACATACCAATTTGAACCCGATGCCCACTGGCGTACAGCCAGGTCGACAGTTTTACGGTGCTAAGTTCTGGAGCCAGTACCTGCCCCAGGTTAAGGGTGAAGTGCCGCTAGTAGACAGTCTAATGGGTGACGGTAAGACTACGTTCACTGAGTTCTATGGTCGGCGTATAGGTACTCTTCCGTCTAAGGTGGGTGGTACCGTGAGCATGGTGACTGACAAGGGTATTACTGTAACGGATCCTAACGGTAAGAAGCATTTTACGGAGATTGTTAAGAATTTCCCATTTAACAGGCTAACCGGTATCAGTTACTTTCCGGCCGTAAAGCAGGGTGATGTTGTTAACGTAGGGGATATGCTGGCGCATTCTAACTTCACTGATTCGAAGAGTGGCGCGATCAACATGGGTATCAACCTGAAGACAGCGGTTATCCCGGCACGCGGCATGTCGTACGAAGATGCATACGTGATCTCACAGTCGGCGGCCGAAAAGCTGTCTACTGAGCGTCTGTACGGATACGACCAGGAATCCAGGTACGGTGTGTCACTGGGTAAAAACAAGTTCATGTCTGTGTTCCCCAAGCAGTTCAATCGTGAGCAGATGACTACCATCGACGCAGACGGTGTGGTTAAACCGGGCACAGTACTGCAGAAGGGGGATCCAGTAATCCTCGGTGTAGGCCCTAAGCTATTAACGAGTGCGGACGCCCAGCTGGGTAAATTGCACAAGGTATTGCGTAATGCACATACCGATAAGTCTGTAACATGGGACCATGTGTTTCCTGGTACTGTTACCGACGTGGCGTTGACACAGCAGGGCGCCAAGGTTAATGTGAAGAGCACGCCACCGGTGCAGGTTGGCGATAAGCTTTCATCTCGATTTGGGCTTAAGGGTGTTGTAGGTAAGGTCATAGAGAATGATCAGATGCCTAGGGATCCTGCTACCAATGAAGCTTACGAGATGTTGCTGAATCCAATGGGTATTCTGTCACGTGTGGCACCCGCGCAGCTCATTGAAATGGCACTCGGGAAGCTGGCAAAGAGCACCGGCAAACAGGTACGATTGCCCCAGGATCCACCAGCAGAAGGCTGGGAAGCATGGGCGAAAAAGCAATTGCTGGATGCGGGTGTAGTAGAGGATAACCCGTTGTTTGACCCGAAGTCGGGTAAGACTATAAAGCCTGTAGGCGACGGTTTTATTTACATATCAGCGTTCCATCACCTGGCTGATAAGAAGCTATCGAGTCGTGGCGAACAAGGTAGTTATACGATTGACGATCAACCGGCAAAGGGTGGTGAGACAGGAGCCAAGCGTTTCAGTTCGATGGACGTAAATGCTGCGCTTGCGCACGGAGCTACCGAGGTGATACGGGACGCGATGTTGGTACGTGGTACTCGTAATGAGGACTACTGGAAAGCGTTGAAGATGGGACGTCCGTTACCCGAGCCGAAACAGCCATTCATCTATGATAAGTTCTTGAATACCCTGAAGGCCGGCGGCGTTAACATTCAGGAGAAGGGTGATACGCTGTCACTGCTGCCTATGATCGATGACGATGTGAAAAAGCTGAGTAAGGGTGCGATTAGCAGCGGCAAGATGATAACCTCTGACTTTGAGCCGATACCTGGTGGTCTGTTTGATGTAGGTAAAACAGGCGGCATGGCCGGCAACAGGTGGACACATATAGATCTCGTGGAGCCCGTACCAAATCCGGCTATGGAAGAGCCCATCCGTCGTGTACTAGGGTTAAAGGTGCAGGAGATGCGTGACATAATGGGAGGCACCTCCAAGATTAATGGTATAGCAGGTGGCCGTGGCCTGGCAAAGGCACTTGAGAAAATAGATGTAGACAGTTTGATCAAGGAACACAAAGACCGGGTGCAGAAAGTACGTGGTGCTAATCGGGATAACTCTATTAAGATCCTAGGTTATTTGAGTGCGTTGAAGAAGCAGGGATTGCACCCAGCTAAGTGGATGATCACCAAGGTGCCGGTGCTCCCTCCGATGTTTCGCCCTATAGCACGTCTGGGAGACCTACCTCTTAAGGCCGATATGAATGAGCTGTATGCTACGTTGATCGAGTCTAACAAAATGATTAACGATCTACGTAAGGATTATCCAGAAACTGACTTGGCCGAGCAGAAATTGAATCTGTATGACGCTGTTACCGCAGCCTACGGTTTAGGTGACCCCATTGCTACTGAAGGCCAGTCTAAGCGACTTAAAGGGGCCCTGCGGCAGGTTATAGGTACAAGTCCAAAGTTCGGTATGTTCCAGTCGAAGGTTATATCCAAATCAGTGGGCGGCGTAGGCCGTGGTGTTGTAACCCCGGACCCTAACCTGGATATGGATAGCATAGGCATCCCCGAGGATGCAGCGTGGAACGTGTACAAAGACTTTGTCATGCGCCGCTTGGTACGTCGTGGTTTCCCAAGTCTGCGTGCTGCTGAATTGATCGACGAACGTGCGCCAGCGGCTAAGGAAATGCTGGAAGCAGAGATGGCAGAGCGCCCGGTACTTGTCGACAGGGCACCTACATGGCACAAGTTCAACCTATTGGCGTTCTATCCGCATATCAGTGATGGTAAGACCATCAGGGTGTCACCGTTAGTGACCAAGGGTTTCACCATGGACTTCGACGGTGATCAGGCCAACTTCCATGTACCGGTATCGGATAAGGCTGTAGACCAGGCCAAGGCTAAGATGCTACCATCCCGTAACCTATTTAGCTTGACGGACCTTAAGTCTATACGACACGCGCCGAGTATGGAGATGACGATGGGCTTGTATTGGCTTACGCGCCAGGCTAACAAGAAGAGCCCCATTACTTTCAAGACAATGCAGGATGCGAAGGCCGCATACCGCGATGGTAAGATCGGGGCTAACGACCCTATTGTAGTTCTGGAGGATCAGTGATGCGATACCCGTTTACAGAAGCATTCATAGCTAAGCATGCGCAGGCAGCGCCGGTGAGCACTAATGTAGTGAGCCGGGCGCCGCAACAATATGGTGACACAAACAAGTACTTACATATCCCCAGCGAGACATTCAAGAATAGCGGGCGCGTAGTCGACAGGTCAACGGGAGTTATACACCACTCGTACATAGATCCGGTAGCGAAACAGCAATGGGCAGCATCGTTAGGGTTAGGCGGCGGGACGTCGACAAACTCTATACCAAAGAAGAACCCCACCACGTATACGCCGAAAAAGAACCCCACCACGTATACGCCGAAAAAGAACCCCACCACGTATACGCCGAAAAAGAACCGGTCAGCATTTTGAGTTTGTTAGGGGGTAGACAATGAGCTTCGTAGAGACTAAACTCTGCACAGCTCGGCAACACTGTATACAGTGTCGAACACTCGAAGGTGGACGAAAATGGCGCATGCTCGTGAAGCGGGTGTACGGTGCCGACAACATTGATTTCGAATGCCCTGCGGGGTTGCCGTGGCTTGGTGCACGACAGCGGCCAGGCGATTTGGAGCCGTTCAATAATATTGTAGCAGGTGTAGACGGTCAACCAGTAAAAACGGTGAGACCGCGTAAGTCACCTGATGGATGTGCTATTGGTGAGCAATTGTTGAAGCTACGGCAGATGTTGATACCGTTGGTATCTTTAGGGTGTCCATTAGTAGCAGCGTACGCTACATATGACGTGGCAGATAGTATAGAGGGTGGTTGCAAGGGTTGCAGACGTAGACGGGTATTGCGGACGTTAGCAGCTTCAGTAGACCAGTGTGATGCTAAAGATCAGCATTGTATAAGGACTGCGTTAGCGAAAGGCTGAGATTTTGCTTGTGAATTTAGGTCGGATTACATTATAGTGTAAGGAAATATGTTGTAGGGGAGATACTATGCTTAAGAAATACGTCAAGCTCAACAGTGAGCTGCTAAGTCAAGTTAAAAGAGCTTTCGTCTCTATGCCCGCGGGTAGTGATCCTGCAACGGGTGCTGGACCTGTGGCTGGTGGTGGGCTCATGACACAAGCGCAAGCTGCACCTATGGGAGCACCTATGGACCCGGCAGCAGCTGGTGGAGGTGCAATGCCACCTATTGATCCTACAGCCGGTGGTGGTGGTGCAATGCCACCTATGGACCCGGCAGCAGCGGGTGGTGGTGCAATGCCACCTATGGACCCAGCAGCAGCGGGTGGTGGTGGTGGAGAACTTCCACCTGAGGCCATGGCTATGTTGATGGGCGGCGGTGAAGGTGGCGGCGGCGGCGATAGTGGCAGCAAGATTACATTAACGGTAGACGAGTTGATACGCTTGATCGAAGGTGTAGGCGGTGCAGTCAAGGGTAAGAAACAGGCGCCAGCACCAGACCCAGCAGCA